CCGGCGTTATGCCATCCAGCGGCACATAAGCCAGCGCTACGGTCCCGGTGGATATGCCATCAGAGCATGACACCTGAATTTCATCCAGATAGCCGCGCAGGTTATTGATCGTATTCGTCAGCCCCGTTTTCGCGCCCATCGCCATCGTGATTGTGCGCGGGTCAGGATTCTGATCCGCCAAACATGCACAAGCCACGAGACCCGCGCACGCTGTCAACAATAGTTTGTGCATATTTTTCTCCTCAGGGGCGGTTTGCTGTCCCGCCCCCGTTTAAGTTTCTGATTACGGCTTTACGAACGTAGCGGTAGTCGGCGTCACAGAATCAATTACGCTGTCCGTGGTCGGACTGGCATAGGCCGTAACTGCATTAGCCGTTGTCGGCGTGCCCAACCCAGTTATGGCCGCTGCTGTCGTAGCAGAACCAAGGCCAGTCAGGGCCGCAATAACTTCATGCGCGCCGAATCCAGTGATAGCCGCCGAAGTCGTTGGCGTGCCTAACGCCGTGATTGCCGCAACCGTAGTTGGTGTGCCAAGAGCGGTAATAGCCGCCACGGTTTCGTGCGCGCCAAACCCGGTGATTGCCGCAACCGTAGTAGCTGAACCCAGCGAAGCAAGAGCCGTTCCAGTTTCCAGAGAAATGTTAGTAATAATACTAACTTCAACACCAGCCGCATTTGTCAATGGGGCTCCAGTTGAGTCGTAGATAGTCCCTGAATACTGCACTATCACGTTAGTTACCACTGTTACCGTGGTTGGGCTGGCATACGCCGTAACTGCATTCGCGGTGGTCGGCGTGCCAAGGGCCGTCAGCACATTTGAGGTCGTGTGCGCGCCAAACCCGGTTATGGTGTTTGACGTGGTGTGCGCCCCAAACCCAGTAACTGCATTCGCGGTGGTCGGCGTGCCAAGGGCCGTCAGCACATTAGAACTCGTAGGACTCCCGTACGCCGTCACTGCGTTGGCCGTGGTATGCGCTCCGAATCCGGTTATAGCCGCTGCCGTGGTTGGGCTTCCCAATCCAGACAACACCGTAGCCGCCGTAGTTGCAACGCCAGTCACTGCCGCGCCGGATGTCGTTGCGCTCGCAACGCCGCCCGTCGTAATTGTGAACAGGCCGCTAAGCGTTTGTCCGCTGGCCTTATTGACGGAACTGCCGATAAAAACCTTATTGCTTGTAAGGGTTATACTCGTTCCTGCTTCCGTCGCAGCGATTCTGGTTTCCGCATCGGATGCGTTTCCTTCCAACCATGCTTCCAACTGGCGCGGATCACGAACCTCGCGCTGGGTCAGCGCGGTATCCTGTGCCGCATAGCCCGCGCCGCAAACCAGCAGCGCGAGTAACATTACTCCATATTTTTTCATCATTTTCTCCTGGGTTGCGTCGCGTTATTTGTTATACGAGGGGCGGGCGGGATCTCCGCTCCGCCCCGCTGTTATTCGCTATCAGGTTTCGACTGCCTCGGTGCTGACTACCGCATCGGTGCACACAATCGGGATGCCGTCAACCGACGTGGGCCGCGGGGCCGGATCACCGGAAGGATTGGTCGCCGTGCGACTTTCGCGGAGCAGTTTTAGCGCCGTGCGATTCATTACAATCAAGTTCGGCTGTCTGCCTGAAGGGAACAAGGACAACCCGTTATAGATATCGTCATCGGTCAGGGCCGTTTCGATATTACAGATACGGGCCGCGCTATACGCGCCGCCGATCTGGAAACCACAATAGCCGGTCACCGGCACATAGAGCGCGGGATAGTACGACGTTGTGAGAACCGCCCCAGCTTTGGCGATAACTGTCGGTTCATCCTCAACAACGATTTTACCTTCGTTGCCCATGATGAACGAGCAATCATCTTTGCCGCTGCGCAGGATATAAACGCTGGTTTGGCTACTTACAGAAGCACCAGGGGTTGCGCACTCAATCACCATCGCATCAGCAATGGCGTCAAGCTGGGCGTTATCATGCAGGCCAGCAAAACCAACGGCATCATTACCAACGCCATAGATCACCTGTTTTTCTGCGGTGAAAAACGCCTGTTTCAGCGAGCGCATTAACTCCAATTGCAACCACGCATCGCGCCCGCCTTTGTAGGCATCGGCCAAGGCCACATCGGTATCGAACGAGGCATCAAGAATCGCCAGCGTGTCCGTCACCAGCGTGTCGGCGCTGGCGGTTTTGGCGACGGCATCCAGTGCGGCACGGAAACCGGCGCTAGACGCGGTTGTTTGTTTCAGATACTTATGCAAAGTACCGTTTGAGGCGACCTGGGCGAAAAGCACCTTCAGCAAGGGAGCTTCATCCAGCAGGTCGGTCACATTCAGGGCGGCCAGGTTCTTGTCGTTGAGTTGCACAAGACCGGCGAGAGTGTTATAAGATTCAGGCATGATCGTATTCCTTTATTTTCCTGTTTTGAACAGCGTGGCCTTGGGTTGAACGCTCGTCATGGCGACGGGTGTTCCGGTGGTGGGCTGTTTGCTTAACTCCATCACTTTCGCGTGGAGCGTTTCGTTCTCTTTCTTGGTCGCATCGAACGCCAATTCCATCGCCGTGCTGAAATCCCCACCATCGCGCATCACCTTTGCGGCAATGGCGTCGCCAAATTTGTCGGCGATACGGGCGAATTCTTCACGGGACAAGGACTTAACTTCCGGTGCAGCGGGTTCGCTTGTTTTAACCTCGGGCGGCTTCGCTTCGACGGCGGGCGCGGGTTCGACGGCGGCGACTGACGCGGCCTCAACCGGCTTCACCTCTACGGGCGGCTGTTCGACGGCTTCTAATTTCACTTCGGACGCTGACGCGGCCTCGGGCGCTTTGGCCTGGGCCAGAACTTCAACAGGCTTGTCGTTTTTCATTTTGACAGGCTCCTTCGTTTTGGCTTCCGGCGCGGAAACAACCGACGCCGAGAATGTTTTGCTGTTTTCCGCCAACACGCTACTCGACGTATTGGCGTCCGCCCCGTAAGGGCAAATTGCTACACCGCGCAAGGGCCATTCGCGGATGATTATTCCCGGCCCCTCGAATTGCGCGCCATTGACTTCGGTTATTTCTTTTTCGCCGACTTCCTGAACCTTAATTCCGTCTCCACCAAAGTTGATGCTGGCCTCATAGGGCACACCGGCGCGGCTCTTGTGTATAATTTCAGTGGCGCGGTCGGATTCCTTGAACGGAACAAGCGCGCCGCTGGTCACAAGGTCGCCGCTGGCTGTATCAAAATGATTCAGGTATCCGACTATTTCCTTGCTGTCATGCACGTAGTCAATGGGGATACGGGATTTAGACAGGTGCATTCCGGCCAGGTCGTGCACGACGCGGCCCCAAAACCAGTGTTCAATAGCTTTTCCCGTGCGCGCAACGAGACGAACCGGCGCAGTTTTAGATTTTTCGCCGTTATCTTTGAGTTCAAATTCTCCGACGCACATGATGCAAGCGCGGGCGGGTATTTTCGACAGGTCGAGTTCATTCATTATTTGCTCCTTTTGCTGGCGGTGTGTCGGGATTTTCGGCGTTGTCTATTTCTCCCGCCGTGCGGTCTGCTGATCCCGCCGCTACCAGCGGAACGCCTTTGAGTTTTGCATACGCAATGACCTGAGATTGTTTGTCGATGTTGTCAAACACGTCCGAACCGCGCCGCCGACAGGCATCAATGGCGTTGTCCAGACCGATACTGATTCCGAGTTGATCGCCCTGAATCTGTTTGTACTTGTCGAGCCAGGGAGAGCCGGAAGGTATCCATTCGACGGATTCCTGAATGTCGCGCAGGGCCATACCTTCAGCAGTGGCCACATCGCGCAATTTCCACGGAGAGGCGTCATCATTCCAGATTGTCTCCAACACCCAGTCACTATATTCCTTGCGTACATATCGGTTTTTTGTGCGCTTATAGTCGGAACTGACCTCATATTCGTTCAGGTCGGCAATGCGAGCCGAGAACGATGACCGGCGTGAATCAAAACAGGTGATTGGAATATCCAGCGCGAGCATTGCGATCTGGATGAAAAGATACGAGCCTTCGACAAACTCCGTGGATGGCGTACTGGATTCCAGCACTTCTGCTTTTTCGCCAGGGTTAAGGTCGAGCATGTTGATTGTGCGCGGATCAAGATTTAATCCTGACGCGCTGGCGTCGAGCGTCCATTTGCCCGCCGCTAAATCAGTGTTGAACACGCTCGCGCTTGTCGTGGAATGCGTGGAATTACAGGCGTACAGCTTGCCTAAATATGTGCAATAATCGCCCGCCGTCCAGTTGTAATCCGAGGCTACCCATGCCGCAGTTGAGCTGGCTCCGGCAGCCCCGCCCATGTTTCCATCACCTTGTGCATCGCGATATATCGCAACGCCAAACAGCGCGTGCATCTTGGCTTTGATAAGATTAAACTCAAAGCCCTCGTGCAAGTCCTGGACGGTATTGATCGCCGTGGACAAAGGGGACACGCCGCGAAATTGAGACGAAAAGCGGTTCCAGTAGCCATCGAAAATTAAATTGTTTGCCGCCTCTAGATGGTCAAACTTGCACTCGCCACCCATACTTCCGCGATTGCAGATTGCATACTGCAACACTCGGCCTTTGGCATCCACAACAAGGCCGCTGTCATTCACGTTCGTAGGTGCCCCGGAT